GGTGCCGGCGGGGCGCCGGTGCCGGTGACGGAGAGGCATTCGTCGTAGGTGGTGTCTCCGGCCGGGCAGCGCTCGGTCCAGGTGACACCGTTCTGCCAGTGTGCGCCGTCGGGGCTGGGGTTTTGGATGCTGTCCCACAGCCCGTAGGGCAGGGCGGTGAACACCGTTGGCAGATCGATCAGTTGCCGTGCGGCCATCGATGTTCACCACCTTTCTTCAGCTCGTGTCACGGTCGGGGTTCCGGGTCAGACCCGGACCGTGCCGGTGAGGAGCGCCGACGTGGAGCCGTTGACGTTGAAGCCGACGCGGTACCGCCTGCTCTCGTGGCCGACGCGGGCGATGAGGTGCGCCTCCTCGGACCAGGCCGCGGTGTGGTCGTTGGTCTCGTTCAGAACGCTGTCGCGGACGACGCCGAGGTCGAGGCTCATGCCGTTGCCGTGGAGGAACGTGCCGGCCGGGTACATCAGGAAGTCGACCGTGGTCGGCCATGCGGTCATCGCGGTGGCGTTGCCGAACTGGCTGGTGCCGCGGACCTGCCAGTCGTCGACCCACTGCGGGCGGACGTTGCGGGCGAGGAAGTACGAGTCGATCTCGGCGTTGCCGACGGCGAGGAGTTCGACGCCCGCCTTCCACGCCAGGTCGGCGCGGATGACTTCCCGCACCCACTGGGGGAGGACGATCTCCAGGACGTCGTCGATGCACATGCCGTACCGCTCGCGGGTGTCGACGGCGGCGAGGGCCGCAGCGTTGAAGATGCGGGGGGCAGCCGCGTCGGTGGCGGCGCCGCCGCTGATGCTGATCGCTGCGGTGGACAGGGTCAGCATCTGGGCGATGAGGTTGGCGTTGACGGCGTGGTCGTGCGCGGCCATCAGCAGCTTCAGCGTGTTCGCGGTCGCCTCGGGGTAGGCGTCGTTGGCGAGGTTGCCTGCGGTGAGGCAGATGCCGTACACGTCGAGGCGGGCCTCGTCGAAGTCGGGGCACGGGACCCTGAGGCACGGCTTCGTGGGGGATCCGGTCGCGGCGGCGATGTCGTCGGCCTCGGTCCACAGCCACGGCACCGAGGTGACGGACAGGGTTTCCGCGAACGGGGCGAACGCGATGGAGTCGACGGCGTCCGCGAGGGACGGCGAGACGGGGAACTGGACGCCGCCGCGGGTCACACCGAACGTCGGCAGGTCGATCATCCCGGACGAGCAGGCGATGTTGAAGAAGTCGTAGCGGATCTCGGACGGCGCGCACCAGCCGCCGGCCGCGACGAGGGCTTCGGCGTCGCCGTCGCGGGAGGTGAGGAACCGGAACAGTTCCTCGACCTGGCGGGCGGGGGTGTGGTCGTCGACGGTGTGGGCGAACTCGTTGCGGACGGATGCGACGAGTTGCATGTTGGGGTTGCCGCGGGTGACCGGCATGCTCTTGGCCTTGCGGGCGACGACGTCGGCGACGGAGGCGAGGTTGGCGAGCTCGCCGCCGTGGGCGACGCCGGGGATGTCGACGGAGGCGGTGACGGCGAGGCGCTGCGCGGGGACCTTCGCCGCGGGCGCGTGCTGGGCGGTCTCGGCGAGGGATGCGGTGGCGCGGCGGGCGAGGGCTCCGGCGTCGATACCGGAGCGGCGCTCACCCATGAGGGCGACCATGCCGGCGGTGACGCCTCGCGCGGCGGCGGCGGCGATCGCTTCGGCGTCGACCTGGGGGGAGGTGTCGGCGGCGGCCTGGGCGGCGGGGGCGCCGTTGACGCGGGCCTGGAGTTGGGAGAGCTGTTCGGCGACGCGGTTCTGCTGGAGTGCGGCCTGCTGTTCGGCGCGGACTTCACGCACCCTCAGTTCGGCGCGGATGCGGTCGAGGTCGTCGGTGAGGTGCATCGCGTAGGCGAGCGTGTCGGGGTCGACGTTGTCGAGTTCGTTGACGCGGTTGAACTCGGCGACCGCGCGGGTTTCGAGTTCGGCGAGGTCGGCGTCGCTGGAGAGGGTCAGGTCCGGCGGGGCGTTGAAGAGCTCTTCGGCTGCCACGTTGTCCTCCGTGGTCAAAGGGTTGTTTGCGGGCTCATCAACGCCCTTTGATCACGGAGGTTAGCGCATAGCACACGGTCCGGCAAAGAGTCAATTCCCTTCACCGGACCGGCAAACCTAAAGGTCAGATGCTCGGAGGGGGCGGCGGCGGAGGTGCCGGACGACGCCTCTTATTGCAACTGCACATTCCCTTTCACCCCCTTCCCGGGTGGACCCGGCGCGACAGCATCCGCATCACGATCCGCACCGCGTCCCGCTCCAGCGCATCCTGAGAGCGGCCCCACGCCACCGTTGGACGACCCGCCGCCAGCAGCGCCTGAGGCTCACCGGATGCGACCCGCGCCCGCATCTTCGGCACCGGGAATCCGGGCACGTTCACGCCCAGCAGCCCCACCAGCCGCAGCGCGCCACCGATCCGCCGCCAGTCCCCGGACACCTGCCCGGCCGCCTGCAGTTCGTACACCTTCAGCGGATCCGCGCCCGGACGCACAGCGCCCGCCACCCAGATGCCATGAGCGTCGTTACCGACCGCGACATCCGCGACCGCCGCACCCGTGTTGTCGTAGTGCTCGGCCGCAGGCGTCGCCCCGTAGTGCAGCGGCGCATGCCCCGTCCCCACGGTGATCTGCCCGACCGCGACCCGCGACCCGTCCGCGCACACCACCTCACCCGTGCGGTAGTACGGATGCGTGTCCTCGTGCGGCGGCTGCACGCACACGTCCTCCTGACCGATGTGGCACGACCCCCACTGCGCGGCGTGCCCGTAGATCCGCCCGTCGTCCGTGACCGTGATCGGCGTCGGCAGCGACAGCCCCGGGTCCGAGAACCATTCGGCCGGCGGCCGGAACGTGCCGGCCGCAGCGGTGACCGGGGTGAGCGGCCTGGCCGCACGCTCGGCTTCCTGCAACGTGTCGAGTTCCGCGGCCGTGACCGGCGTTCCGCCGGCGACGACGGCGCCCTGCTCGTCGAGGAGGGCGATGTACGCCTCGGCGAACGCGGGGATGTCGACCAACGTGGCGGCGCGGATGCGGCCTCCGTGGAAGACGACCTTTTCGGGCTGTGCGAACAGCATCTCGAACAGGTCGTCGTCTTCACCACTGTCGCCGGTTCCCGCGTTGACGTCGTCGGGCCACACGAACTCGACGTCGGCGTCGGCGATGGAGTCGGCGTCGATGCTGACGCCGCGCAGGAACTTGCCCTCGATCTTGGCGTGGGCGCGGCGGCCGTTGTCGTCGGACAGGTCGAGGACGCCCGCACCCATGATCTTGTCTCCGTCGCGCCACACGCGGTCGATACGGCCGACGTTGACGGCCTTCGTGCGGGCTTCACCGCCGTGGGAGTCCTCGATGTTCCACCGCAGCGGCACCGGAAGCTCAGCCCACGTGAGGGCGCCGGGCGCGAACTCGCGGCCGTCGCCGGTCACGATCCCTTCGACTGCGAGGGGCCCTTCCCAGGGGGCGGTCTGCCCGCTGTAGTCCATGCTCTCGTCGCCGTCGTCGCCCGGCTCGCTGCTGCTGGGGGTCTCGGCGGCGTTGAGGGCGGCGAGTTGTTCGGCGGCTGCGGCTTCGGTGTCGTGGCAGCCCATGAGTTCGTTGGTGTCGGTCTGGGTGACGGCCCACGGCGTATCGGCACCGCAGTCCGGGTGGTCCTGCACGATGCTGTACGGCACGGTGCCTCCCTGGTCGGGTTGGGTCGGGGGGATTGTGGCCGCACTCGCAGCCAAGATCATTCCGGCTGCGGTCTGGTCACTGTCGGCAGGCCACACGGTGACGAGAGTTCCCCGGCAGCGGGCCCCGCCGAGACAGCCGGTGTAGCCGCCCGTCGGATACGCCTTCCGCGCGTCGGCCAGCGTCGTGTACTGGGTGCCGTCGACAGCCCGGCAGGGTTTACAGCTGTTGCGATCTAGCGCCTCGCTGGCTGTGTACGTGGCCGGGGGTGCGACGGCGAGGACAGCCATACGGCCCTCGTTCTGCGCTGCGGTCATTGCCGCCCCCACCTGCTCCTCGACCTGCGC